CCCACGGTTTCAAGGTAGGGCAGAAAGTAAAGGTTATCAATGCTTACGATTACTACGGTAATATGTTTAAGTGTTGGTACAGTAAATATGATGTTATCGAGGTTAAGAATGACAGAATTGTTATTGGTATCGGTAACACCGTGACGGCAGCAGTAAACGCCGCCAATTTAGCAGCAGCATAAGCAACGCCGCCTTTAGGAATTTGGCTACCAAAAGAGCAAGGAAATAATGTATATCACGGAACTAAAAGCACACCTTTAAAAAGTGTGCTTTTTCTTATAAATAAAACTTTTTAAAAATATTGCGTAATATGTATTGACATATTACGCAATATGCAATATAATAAAGACAGTTAAGAGAGGAACACAAAGAAAGAGAGGAAAAGAAAATGTGGGAAGTAGTAAAAACAGTAAAAGGATATGATATAACAAGAATGGTTGGAAGCCGTGGTGCTTACCATGTATCAGTAAGAGAGGGGAAAGGCTTTAGAGAGTTCCACACATTCAAAACCATAAAGGCAGCGGTTGAGTTTATCGAAACTGCATTATAAGCATTGAGCCGGGGCAAAGTCCCCGGCAGAAAGGAAAAACAAAATGAGCAAAAAAGACGAATGGACAATAAGATGTAGTGGACACAATTACATAACATTAGAATGGAATGAAAAATTTGTTTTCTGCCTGGATAATGATATGATGTATGCGGAAGAAATGATTTATAAAATTGAAAAAAGAACGGGCGTAGATTTTAGAAATATAAAAATAAAAGGACAAAAAGAAGATTTTACCGGATTAAGATTTTTTAACGGCGGTTGGAAGCGTGATTTTTGGGGAAATTTTCCAAGCAAAGATGAAATAGAAGCATACATAAAATTAAAAAATGGAAAAAGATAAACAAAACCCCGGCGGCAATGCCGGGGCAGCAACTAAAACGGCCACACCGTGAACGGGTGCGAGTGTCCCAAGCCACTATAAACCGTTGAGGGGTTGCAACAATAGGCGTTGCGGTACTGTCTGACAAGTTTTAACCCACGTTTTAATGTGAAACGGGGAAGCAATGAGGTATACACCGGGCAAGGGTGCATTGCTTATATACACAATCGTTTAGACCAATGCCCGGAAACCCAAAACGCCTATATAATGCAACTATATATTGAAACCCGTTATTTCTGTGATTTTATCAATGGTAAATACACGCACTTTTAAGCCTGGCACATTCCGCCGGGCTTATTGCACATAAAAATAAATTTATAAATATTGCGTAATATGTATTGACATATTGCGTAATATGATATATAATAAAGACAGTTAAGGGAGATACATAAAACCTAACGAGTACCTGGGCGGCAGAGAAAGGAGAACAACATGGAAGATATGGACAAGAAAGAAATAAAAGAGGTCATTGAGTGGTGTGACGAGAAAGGGCATAGCGAACATGAGATTTTGGATTTAATCAGAAGAATTGTGGATGCGAAGCCAAGAAATGAAGAAAAGCCTAATGAATAGGCTTTAGGGATGCAGAAAGGGCGGTGGACTTGCCAAAGCCGCCCAAACTGTAAAACCTATTATATACCATAAGGCAAGAGAAAGGAAGAGGGCAACGGATGCCAAAAACAAAAAAAGAGTTCGACCAAGTGAAATACCAAAATCAGTTTATAAATGAGAAGTATGACCGCATCAACTTGACCGTACCAAAGGGAGATAAAGCCGTTATTAAAGAAAGGGCAGCAGCCGCCGGGGAAAGCGTGAACGAATATATTAACCAGGCTATTAAACAGAGAATGGAGAATACAAGCAATGCCTAATGAATACGGAATAACGGCAAAGGAAGCCACAGAAGCATTAACCGCCGCCATGCGATTATTACCACCGCCAGGGAAAGAGGATATAGAACTTATAAAAAGAAACCCTACTTTAAATTGGTGGCAAAAGTGGAAATTGATACGCCAAATTAAAGGAAGGTAGCACGGAAGAAAGCGAGGAACACAACATGGGATTATTTAGCAACCTATTTTCAAAAAAGAACACGGCAGCAGCACAACCGCAGCCCGTACAGAT